ACACGAGTATGTCAAAGATTATCTTAATGGACAGTATTTTCTAGAAAGAGGTTTTATAGTCGGAACTCACGGGGAGAATATCTCAACCATATTTAAACATCCATTCACAGGTGAGAAAGTTGGAGAGGGGACAAAACATTTCTTTGGATTAGAGGATACTGGACTATTGAAACTTAACACAAGTATTCGCAAGACAGTAATGAGAAAACTTCCCCACAACTGGCAGAAGAAACTACGTTATTTATTAGGGGAACGCTTTTATGCAAAACTATATGATTTCATTCGTTCGTAATTGGTTTAAGACCACAAAAAAGCATACACAGTATTGGCAGAACAGGATTATGGATTGGGATAAAGACTATCTTAGCTCTTGGAATCATCCTCACAGGCAATTCTTATCTATCTTGCTCACTCGTTTCCCTTGGATGTCACTACTAGAGGTCGGTTGTGCTAGTGGTCCTAACTTATTAAACATAGTTAAGAACTTTCAAGGTAAGCAGGTAGGTGGTATAGATATAAGTGAAGATGCAATAGATTTAGCTAAGAAGACATTTCAGGGTGCATTTTTAAAGGTCGGCTCGGTAGAAGATATTATGATGTCAGACAATTCAACTGATGTTGTACTATCAGATATGGCTTTGATTTATGTATCAAATCCTAACAAAGCAATTAAAGAGATAAAGCGTGTGACTCGTAAGTATGTACTATTTTCTGAGTTGCACAGTGAGAGTTGGTATGGTAGAATGAGACTAAGATTAACTTCAGGTTACCATGCTCATAACTACAAGAAATTATTAACAAAGCATGGATTCTATAACTTAGAGTTCATTAAAATGACTGAGAAGATGTGGCCAGGGGGAAATCCTCAAAAAGATTATGGTTACTTTATTCTAGGTCAAAAATCTAAATATTAAACATGATAATACTATACACAATAATGGCGTTGCTACTCGTCATAGCAGTAGTAGAGATAATAAGACTAAGACTCACTACTAGGAACATATCAAAGAAAGCGCACTACAAGCAGAAACTAAGAGGTACAGAAAGAATGCGTTGGGATTTAGAGTTTAAAGTAGAAAAGACAAATCAAATAAGAGAAGATGTAAGAAAGGAATACGATTATATGAAATCAAGAGTAGCTACTGTGGAAGAAAGTTTAAAGACTGAAAAGGACAAAGCAGAAAAAGCTAACTTAGAAGATAAAAAGGTGATAGCAACAAAAGACGCTGAAAGACTATTAAATCAAATCAAGGCACTAGACTTAGAAGTAAATGGATGTAAACCTTGTCAGCAATATCCTGATGGACACACAGGTATAGTAGACCAAATAGCTTCAATGAGAGAGTTAGAGGGTATGTTAAGTAATTATATTAGAACACTATAATCATGGCTTGTAAAAAGAAAGGTAAAAAGAAGAAGTAACCACTTACAACTGATAAATAACTGATTATATGGAGAAAAAAGATACAAAATTCAAATCAGGAGCAGAATGGACAGGGAATGCTAGTGGTAGACCCAAAGGTTCTATAAGTATAAAAGATAAGATAAGAAAGCATTTAGAAAACAACCCAGAGAAGTTAGAAGAACTTGTTAAGTTTTACATGGAGAATGAACAACCTGTAATGCGTAAACTCTTATGGGAAATGTTAGATGGTAAACCAGAACAAACAGTAGATATGGAATTAATAGTACCTAAACCAATACTAGATGTACCAAAAGACTCAAGCGACAACAAAGATATCACAATTGAGCAAGAGGATTAGAGCAGTACAAGGTGGAACATCAGCAAGTAAGACAGTAAGTATAGTTCTATGGCTCATAGCTCTAGCACAAAGTGATAAGAAACCAACATTAACATCTATAGTTTCTGAGTCTTTTCCTCATTTAAAGAGAGGTGTTATGAGAGACTTCTTAATGATAATGCAAGAGCATGGTTACTTTGTAGACAAGAGATGGAATAAGTCAGACTATACATATACATTTGAAACAGGAAGTAAAATAGAGTTCTTTTCAGTAGACCAACCTAGTAAAGTAAGAGGACCAAGACGTGATAGGTTGTTTATCAATGAAGCCAACAACATACCCTATGAAGCCTTTGACCAGTTAGAGGTTAGAACTAAAGACTTTATATACCTAGACTGGAATCCAACAAATGAGTTCTGGTTCTATGAAGAGGTAAAGAATAGAAATGACACAGAACTTATAATCCTCACATACTTAGACAATGAAGCATTAAGTAAAGAGATTGTAGACTCTATTGAGCAACGTAGAGAAAAGAAGTCTTGGTGGAAAGTGTATGGAGAAGGCCAGTTAGGAGAAGTAGAGGGTAAGATATACAAAGGGTGGAACATAATAGATGAGATACCTAAGCACGCAAGACTAGAACGTAGAGGTATGGACTTTGGCTACTCTAATGACCCCACAGCTTTAATAGATATATATAAGTATGACGGTGGCTACATACTAGATGAAGTTCTTTACAGGAAAGGTATGCTCAATAAACAAATAGCTGACACGATAAATAATCAAGAGCAAGACACACTGGTAATAGCAGATAGTGCAGAACCTAAGAGTATTGATGAGATAAGGGGATATGGTGTTAATATCATAGGAGCAGAGAAAGGGGCTGATTCAGTAAGGAATGGCATACAAGTAGTACAAGACCAGAAGATATCTATAACTAAAAGGTCGACAAACACAATCAAAGAGTATCGTAACTACATGTGGAAAAGGGATAAGGACGACAACTTTATAAGTCCTAATGTACCAGAAGACATCTTTAATCACTCAATGGATGCAATAAGATATGGGCTATCTTCAATACTTAAACAACCAACCTTTAAGATGCCATCACAATCACAACCATTACAAGGCTATGTACCAGAACTAGGAATATGATAATAGAAATAGATGTACCAGACAAAGGAGAGACCAACGCCTTTAAGTATCAAGAGATAATCACAGCACTTATTGGTTCAGGTGGACTAGACTTGAAAAATGGTAAGACTGTGTTACACTTTGATGCAGAGGGTACATTTCAAGGTGTGCAATTAGACTATTGGGCTTTTAGGAGGAAAAGAAAATGAACAAGAGAAAGTTTGTATTCATAGGAGATGAGGTAGTAATGGGAAAGAATGTAAATTATCAAGAGTTTGTGTTCATTCCAAATGGGGTTACAATAGGAGATAATGTATTTATAGGACCACACGTTTGTTTTACTAACGACAAACACCCACCTTCTAAAGGTAAGGAGTGGAAACCTATCGTAGTAGAGGATAATGTTGTCATAGGTGCTAACGCTACAATCCTACCAGGTGTAACTCTAAAGCATGATTGTGTTGTTGGTGCAGGTGCAGTAGTAACACATAATGTAAGAGAACACACTACAGTTGTAGGTAATCCAGCAAAGTACTTGACAGAATATCCAAAGTAATTTACACTTAATTTAATAATATCCTAACCCCCAAAGGGCGGAGTCTTTCACTAGACTTCGCTTTTATTTTATATAATATGCCAGATGAAACACCAGACTTAGTTACAGATACATTAATGGAACGTCTTATAGCAGAGAAGACAGCCTCAACAGAGTTACAAGAACGTAAACATGAGGATTGGAAAGATAACTATGAATTGTATCGTAATAAGATAAAGACAAATCGCTTAACACAACGCCAAGCGGTTAATATTCCGTTAATGAAAGAGACCATTAAGACACTTCTTTCAAAGATAGATGATGCACCCAACATAGAATGGCAAGAACAAGGAGGAGATGAAGACAAGGAAATCCTCTTTCAAGAGATGTGGGATGCTAACTTTAGAGAAAATAAACTAGAACTCACAGATGTAATAGATAAAAAGAATGTATTACTTTATGGGATAAGTACAAAGAAATTAAACATATCAGATAAAGGGATAGATATAGATACGCTTGATGTTTATGATATTACTTTTGACCCGTTAATGAGTGTAGGGGACATAGAATCAGCACGATATGTAGTCCAGCAGAACATATTTAGGACTATACAAGAGATAATAGCTGATGATAGATATACTCAAGAGGGCAAAAATGAACTAAAGAGATGGCTTGATTCAACACCAGGACTAACACAAAGCGAGGAGAATAAGAAAATCTTTGAAAAGAAGATGGAGAGGTTAGAAGCTATGGGTGTAGAACACTCTGACTTTGCTTTAATTGCAGGTGGGGATAGGCTTGTAAACCTTACAGAACACTACACACAAGTATGGAACTCAAGTAAGAAAGAATGGGAAAGACGAGTGGTTGTGTATGCAGACAATGAAGTAGAACTATCAAATGACTTACTTAAAGACTTAATAGGTGTTGATTTCTGGCCGTTTACAGTATGGGTAGAAGACCCTGAAACTACTGACATATACTCAGACTCAGTAGCAGATTTGGTAAGAACACCAAATAAGGTAATGAATGTATGGTTCTCACAGCTTGTGGAGAATAGAACATTAAAGAACTTTCAAATGCACTGGTTCTTACCTGGTAATAATTACACACCCCAGACATATACACCAGGACCAGGAGTTATGCTTCCAGCTCCACCAGGGGAAGATATAAATAAAGTTATAAAGCCTGTAGAGGTATCAGGACTTGATGACACAATGCCAGCTATACAAGCTCTTACAAACATAGTAGAGCGTGGTACTGGTGCAACAGCTATTGAGAAAGGGGAAAGTGAAGGTGGAAGTCAAACACTTGGAGAAATAGAGATACTTACAGGTAAATCAGTAGAAAGAACTGTAGGTATGGCTAAGTTTTACAAGATGGCTTGGTATGAGATAGCTTGGAAATGGGCTAAACTAATGCATCAAAACAAGCCAAGAGTTATAAGTCTTTACAAGGTAGGACGAAGTGGTAAGTTATATTCAAAGAAAGTATATGCTTCTGACTGGGCTTCCAAAGATGGCTATGAGCCACAAGTTATTTCATCTTCTGAACAAGAACAAGAGTCATTCAAGACAATTCAGAAGTTTACATTTATCCTTCAACAGTTCCCTGAAAACCAAGCTCTTAAAGAGATAGCACAAAAGAGAATGCTTGACGTTCTTAACCTGTCTCCTGAAGAGCTTAAACAGGTAGAGGAAGCTGAGACAGGGCAACCAGTACAGCAGATATTAGGTCCACAAGGAGAACAGTCTCCTCAACAACCTGATAATACTGGACTTGTTGGAGACATACAGAGTAGCTTAGCCGAATTAACAGCATAATATGGCAAGCGAGTTCCTTAAAAAAGTAGATGCGGAACTGAAACAAAAGGTTCGTGATAAGAAACAGGACGCAAAGGATGAGATTAAGAC